ACAAAACAGAGAAATGCTTTAAATGTTCTGTTGAACTCGCTTAGTGTTTCTTCATAGCTTGGTTTATGTTGGTGTGTGCCATATTCACATACAACCGCAAAGCAATTATGTCTATAGTACCAATCTAATTCTGCTCCATAAATTGGAGACATCGCTTTATAAGGAGACCATTCTTTTGAGCCATAACGAATTGGAGGATAATCATTTAATCCGCCGCCTGCATTGTACATTTCACATGCTCTAATTAACTTGTAATTGGCCAATCCAGCAACCTCATCCATGATAGTACGATATGTCGCATCATCAGGGCATTTTTCCATATTATCGCCCCACGGCATTAAAAATACACGACCCCAAGTATGTCCAGACCATGCTGCATTGAATTTTTCTGCTTCAAATAATGATTGAATCCCTCTAACAGCAGCGGACTTCTTTTTATCAAAATCTCTGTTAGGATCAACTCCATCTACTTGACGACTGTGTGGATAACTATCAGGCGAAACAACTGGCACGAAGAATATATCTCGTTCATCTATTAATTTTGTGATGCGTTCATCCTTCCCATAAGATGCCAGCATGTTGCCGATATATGCCATTACCGTTGATGTTGCATGCGGTTCATTACCATGAATGCAAGCGGTAATTAAGAGTTTGGGCAAGGTTTTTTCTGATTTGAAGTTTCGGACTCGAATATAATATAAATCTGCACCCTGGCTTGATTTCCCATAAGTTCCAATTTTGGTTAGGTCAGGGGCCTCAGTATGCCATTCATTTAATTGTTTGACAATCTCGCTATACGGCAGAAAAATAGGAGTTGTAATTGTTATATTGGGAGTTAATGGTCTTTGCTCGATAGGAGCTATTGGAAGTGGCGATGAGAACTGTGAGTTCGAATTGTTATCTATTATCGGCTCTGCTTTCTTTGGTCCGAAACACAAAAGCAAACCCAACACAACCAAAAAACTTAATACTGCAATAATTACATGATCCTTCATAATTGCCTCCATGTTATCTATGTTGTGATGGAACGATATATCTTTGTTTCTGCCATTATTTTATTGCTGCTATCAATCATTTTATTAGGATGTTCTTTATATTTGGAAACATCAATTGGCCATTTATCAGATTGCAGCCTTTGACTGCCCAAGATCAGGGCGTTTTCGTAAAAATTTATAGCCTTTTCGTATTGTTTGATTTTGTAGTGTATGTCTCCTAATAAACACCAAAATTCAGCCATCAATGGCTGGACTCCTATGCAAGTTAAAACGTTTTTGATGGCATCACTTGGAAGATCTAAATGATAGGCTTGTACCATCGCTAAGTAATACCGCAGCATGACCGATGCTTGACCATCTTTTTCTTTAAATAAATAATGATCCGCAAGGCCAGCGAACATGTGGTATTCACCTTTGAGCAAAAGTGTAAGCGATTGATAGTAATATGGTTCCGATGACATTGGACTCATTTTTTTCCAATTATCTACAATCACCAATCGTTCATTTAGATCTATTTTGCCTTGGTTTGAATAAATTAAACAATTCTGAGATTCTAAACCTATTTTTACTTTAAGCGTTTCGTAGCAAGGGTTTACAAAGTTATTAATGTTGTTCCACAATCTGATTTCTTTAGAGATGATTGTGCCTTGTGCGATTTTGAAATAGAAGGCGTTGATGTTTTTACTTGAAATGATTTCTTTAATCTCATCATGTCCTGCTGCTAGAAATTCATATGGCTGTATGTACATTTGCCAATCAGTTTTGCTTTGTTTGAGTAATTTGTTTCTAAGAGCAGAGTAATCATTAATTGCAAGGTGGGAATTGGTTGTAATTTTAAATTTTTTGCAAATGTTGATTGTCTTATCAGACGAGCCTATATCTGCAATGGCTATAATTGCGTTTAATGGCAGAAGAGATTGAATGCACTTTTCAATGGTATCTTCGTTGTTTTTAGTGACTATTTGAATTGTTAGTGTCATTAAATTTCTTTTTTAGCAACAACTCTATTGCTACAGCCTCATTTGTTTTCCCCACTAATTCTAAATATTTTTTGAAATCTTTATAACCTTTTTTAGCATTAGGCTTCTCTAATATCATTAGCAGGGATTCGATTAGATTAACGTCTGACATATGAGAGTTCCTTGAATGCGAGAAATGTGAGTGAGAGATGTTGGAATTTTGTGTTAATAATCAGTATATAATCACCCATTTTTTTTCATTCGAGGCTTATGAAAACAGAATACTTAAACAATAAATTTCTTGAGAGTGTAATCCGTAGATTTCAACAATCAAAACAGGAAAAAATTAGATTCGAATTTATCATGGAAGATGTAACTGAATCTGTGGCTACACACATTCGTCACAATCAACCGCCCAATTATGATCTTAAGGTTTACGTCTCGGAATATCAACAGGCTTCTGTAGAATTTGATAACTCCCAAAAAGAATTAGCCAATGCATTTTATGTATTATCTGAGCATTTAGTAAGATACGCCAAAGACATTATTGTAGATTCGGATGATGCTATTCAAGAAGGCGTTATGATTTGTTTCGAAAAGATAGATCGATTCAATCCAGAAAAAGGCAAAGCGTTTAATTACATGACAACATGTATACTAAATCACTATCGTCAAATATACAGAACCTCAAGAAACTACAAGCTTCTTAAGGAAAAATATAAAGACTTCATGATGGCCAAATTTAGCAATATTATCATTAAAAATGGCCGAGAGATTCACAATTGGGATTAGATCGAGTCTTTTAAAATATCACGACAAGCTTCTAAGGCATCTTCCAACTGTTTGGTTTTCCAACCTAACACACGGCATGCTCCGCTTTTGTTTAGTCTTGATTTTTTAGTGTAACACTTTTGTTCTGATAGCAATAATGCATCAATTAATTCGCCATAACCGGCGTCACGCAATTTTTGCAGCAATTCTTCACGTTCTAGTACATCTATTAAATTTTTAGCCATGTGAATATTATATCATAATTTTATTCAAATAATTTCAAAAACTATCAAAATATTTAAAAATATTTCAAATTTATTGTCCTACGATGTAAGCACGGGCGTATCTTAGCGTCAAATCGCATGTTACGACTTCATTATTACCCATATCTAATTCGCCAAAATCAATTGTTTGTGGCCAAACATTTTCATAAACCCACATTTCTAATATTTCTCCACATCCATTATACATTTCCAAGCTAGCATTTAATATGAAGTTATTATCTACGGGTGTTTTCATTTGTCCAAAAGAGTTGACAGCAGGATTATAAATCCTTTGCAGCCATTCGAAAACAGGATGGGTGTTCTTTTTTAGATCATAAAGGCTTAAAGAGATTGGCTTCCAATCAGGTTTGCCTGGAAAGTAAATAGTTTCATTTAGATGTTCAACTTGCAATTCTTTAAAGCTAATTGATGGTCGATTGCTTTTTAACGGTGGTAAAGAGTTAATGCCGTGAGCGGAAATCCCATCGATCCTTAACAGCCAGCGAAATTTTTGAAGTGTGCAGACTGTGCTGTTTTCGAGTCCATAATTTAGACCCATTGTTTCATTCGCCATAAAATCCTCCTAGTTATAATAGAAAAGGGGCAATCAAATGATTGCCCCTTTTTAATGTCCTTGCAATTATTATGCTTAGCCACTTCCGCAAGGAGAGCAGCAAGAGCTTGGAGTAAAAGCTGGGCAAAAGCTTTGGTATTGAGCGTTAGAATATCTCAATGTCAATTCAATTGTAGCTTCTTCTGAAGACGAATAGTCTAGATCCCCGAAATTAATACCAGTTGGCCACAAATCTGTTAATGTCCACTGTTCCAAAGGAGTGCCGCAACCATCATACATGGTTAACAATCCAACACCAGCGTAATCCTGTCTTTGCGAACCCATTTCCAAGCTAACAATGTTTCCAAAGTTATAAACGGAAGCCAGCCAGTTCCATAGATTTAAGTTGGCCTGAGCAGCTACGTCATAATAGGTAACACTAATAGTTTGCCATGATGCTTTACCTGGAATCCAAGTTTTGGCATTTAGGTAGTTTAATTCTGTTTCTTCGATTTCTAAGTTTGGACGTGCAGCAACTTTTACAAAGTTAGCAGGAATATTCAACTGTGTTCCCTTGCAACTACGTTGAACTTCGAAAGTCCATCTGAATTTACGCTTGACAATTAAATTTGCATTGCCAAGTAATCCGATTCCCATATTCATATGTTAATTTCTCCTTTAATTCTTAATTAGAACCCACCCGTAGAGTCGGCAAAACTGCCGGTTCGGTTGACACTGAACTCGATGAAGATAAATTCAGCGGCACGAGTTGGCTGTATTCCAATCCTCGCCCTAAATTCGTTTCTATCTACTACGTCTGGGGTATTGATAGTAGAATCGGCCAAGATAACGAAATCGGTGATGCCTCTACCAACTTGAATTTCTCTCAAAATGCCTGTCGCAAGCGAGACGAATCTTGCTTGAAACAATTCATCATTTGGATCGAATAGTAGCTGACGAGACGCACCTCTAATTCTCTTCTCGGCAGTGAACATTAATCTTCTAACATTCACTCTGTCTAAAGCCGTTGGCAGTCTCTGAAGTGTTTTTTGACCCCATACCAAGAATCCTGTTAGATCAGTAAACTGAACAATTGGATTGATGGCATTTCTGTTGCCATACATTAGATCTCTTTCAGCTAATGTAGGACGACTGAAAACATCAGTGATACCTGGAACCTGACCACGGGTCACACCAGCAGGTGCAAACCAAGGAGCAGCAATATTATCGCTGTTTGCATAAACAGCCATGATCGAACCGGATGGCGGAACCCAAACATCAATACCATTGAAGTTATCTCTGATTTTGACCCAAGGCCAGTATAGAGCAGCAAAATCGCTATCTAAACGAACCGTATTTAGTGGGTGAACACCGTTTTGCCAGTGAATAATTTCTTGCACTGTTAGTCCGAATGGAGGGTCAATAATAGCCAAGCAATCCTGACGATAATCAGCACATACTCTGATTAATTCTGTCACAACTGTTGTGCTGGAATGACCTGGACAAGCAATAATGTCAATGTCGGTTTGTTCTGGCTCGCTAAGAGCAAACATTCCCGTCAATCCAATATCGCTTCCAATTAGCAATGCATCTTGTAAATCTGGGTCAGAAGGGATACCATCACGGCCACCAAGTAGTGCGTAGGTTCCATTTTGAGGATTGGCACTTGTATCTGTATTGTCAACGGCTCTGATGAAATCAGATGCTAAAGCCAAATAAGTTGCTACATAGTGATTGCTAGTTTGATCTTTGGTTAGATTTCCCCAAGATTCAACAGTGGCTCCATTGGAGAACACATCAATCGTGAATACTGATTCACGAACATCATTGGTGATAATAACCTGAGTATTGTTTCCTTCGATACCCGAAGAATCGGCAGTTAGTGTGAAGCTATTTGTGCTGGCTACTGTGCCGCCAACTACGATTGCATCATTTTCAATATCAACATCACCAGAAACGCCGCTTGGACTTGTGCCGACAGCCGTTAAACCGTTGTAGTTGAAAATTGCGAATGCAGTGGAATCGCTCTTGACTAACAAACGTGCATCTTTACCATGATGCAGGGTTGCCAAGGTCAAATTGCTTGCATTTTGTAATGGGTGACTGGTTAGGTCTAATGTAACTCCATCAATGGTCGGTCCATCCGTGACGCCACCACCGCAAGCATAAAAACCGCCTACGATAGTACCATTGGAAATTTGAGAGTTGATTTCATTGACGATATCTGCTGTGCTATTGGACAATCCTTCAAGATCGGCCAAGTCAATAGTCTGCACAACGTTATCAATAAGAGGATGGTCTGTGCCATCTACAACTATTAGTAATTGCAAATCAGTTTGACTGGTAAAGTCCCAAGTTCCAGCAACAGCGTAACCAGTTGAGTAACTGTCGTTTCCGCTTGTGCTTTGGGCTTGAGTCATGCCCACGCCTAGACCAGTGATTCCACTGAAGCCTGGAGCAGTGCTGCCGTTTTCTGGACCGTAGATCGCATTTTGAACGCTTACTAGTTCCAAAGATGCGTTTGGACCGAAAGAGAAAGTCGTTTCGACACCAATTTTAGATCCTGTGCCACAAAAGAATTGAATTCCATCAACAGATGGAGTTAATTGATCGTTTAATAAGTTTACCAAAGCTGTACAGCTATAACTTGGTGTGGTGCCATCATTGGCAGGCACAACTAGTGTTTTAGAAGCTAAGACTCCGTTTAGTTTCCATTTGAAGAACGAATCTGTTTCGAAGATATAAGATCCGGCTGTATTGGATTGGATGATAATGCCGCTACCAGCGACTGGAATATCTACGCTTGCCAAAGTTGCTCGTTCGTCGCTGACTGCGTCTGTATCGGCTACTCTAACAATATACAATTCATTGGCAACTAATAGGTATTGCTCGGCGGCATAGATCATATAAGGATCGCTTGCGGCTGGGTGTGCATAACCGAATGTTGTGTGAAGTTGTCTTGTGGTTTGAATTAAAGTAGGAATATTAATTGGTCCTTTGGACGCAAATCCTACCAAGCCCGCACGATGAAAGCTCTGTTGTGGGCTAATGAAGCTTAAATCACTTTCGGCGATACGAACGCCCGGTGAAATTGTGTTGGAAGGTGGAAAACCTCTCAATATTGCCATAGTTATATTCTCCCTATTACTTCTTTATTTTTTTAGTGACCCGTTTTTGTGTAATAAATCCTGCCTTTTCAGCACGATCTACATATTCAGTATGTCTTTCATCTTCCAAAAGATAAACATTATTGCCTGCACCCAAGCCAGGAATATTTAGCACTGTGAATGAATGATTTTTTCCCTCAGTCATAGACCTAATTACTAATTGAACTGGACCTCTGGTCTTATTGGTAATCTCAATCATTTACAAATGTTCCCACTTCTTGTCTGTCGAATACTTGTGTCATTTCATTCTCATTCACTGAGTTGAAAAAGTCAGTCTTAATTCCTAAGACAGTCTTATTTCTTGTTACAGGTTGAGGTATATAGGTTTGAGCCGTAAAATTAAATTGATATTTAACAACTCTTTCCGCTTTGTCCCCAGGTTCTGTATCTATATTATTTGCTACCGAATCTAAAGTAACACCAATCTCCCAAAAGACTTCTTGTACTTTTATATATGTAATGGGGCTAAATTTTAGAAGTATTTGTTCCACAATTTGATTCATGTCTTCAACGTAATACGTCCAAACGTATAAAGTGTATCCAACATCAATCGGCAGTCCTTTTGTCACGCCAAATACCGTATCTTTATTCCTCAATTCGGTTTGTGTAAGTTGTTGATTATCAGTACTTCTAAAGATGGTTTGGGCCTTGTGATAAATATATCTGTCTCTAGCAAAGCTTAATTCCGAAGAATGAATCGCCATGAAAGGCAAAACTGGACGGTCAACTACCAAAGAATTGTCTTTGCGGACATTTTTCTGAATAATAGCCGCAACAGCCTTTTCTTGTGTGCCCCAAATAATAGGAACAGGCCATGCTTTGCCATCTTCATCAAGCACAACTAAATTTCTAAAAAGATCAATCATTCCTTGATCGCAACCACGTAATGCATTAGAATATCTATTGACCACATTACGAGTGGGCTTGGTTAAATCATTGATAATTGATCCCGATTGCATTGGATCACAATTAGCCTTCTCTCCGAATTGCTTTTTGCGACCTATTTGTTGGCAAGGATCAGGCTCGTTTGGCGTACAGAAAACCGCTGTCCGATCTCTAAGATCAGCCGGTACAGATGTGTCAGGACTGCACTGGTCGGTTGCCGAAGCATTGTTATGATTTCCTAAACTGAAAATTTTAGGCAAGATGGCCCCTTTCAAACTATATTATAAAGTCCTAATAACTCTATAATAGACGTTTTTATTTATGTTTATTAAATATTAAAACTATGAAAATAAAATACAGAACCTGGGGCAATGCCGATCCGCCAAGACCGATTAAATTGCAAATTCCAGGTTGGGCTGGTTCTCATAGAGATCATGAAACAGGTTGTACGCCTCAACCCTGGCATTGCATCCCTTTTGTAGAAGGCTCTACATATGGATTAGAAATAATCTATCCATTTGACTATGAAACTCGTGTGACTAATAATGGCGGACAATCTGTATTTACAGGTAAGTTTTTTGACAAGGATTACGATTTGAGCAAAGGGCCTGCTCCTTTTTCTAATTTTGCCCCTGGGCATTTTGGATTTACTTCGTCCGTTGATTTAAAAGTCCCAGATGATCATGTGGTTCGTATAGAACCGCATCCAAGATTTTTCACCGACACAACAGGCACTTGCCCAATTGCCGTTCCAGGTCACATACAACCGTGGTGGTGTAGAATATTTTTTTTAGTATTTAAGTCCCCTCTGCCAAATGAAACTCATGTGTTTTCAAAAGGCGACGGCATAGCACAAATATTAATTGTGCCGAAAAAGCCAAATTATGAGGTCCAAGAAATGACCCCCGAAGAAAAACTCGAAAGGGCTTTCATAGATAATAAAATTGTTGATCTACATTCATCTTTAGCCAAACATGTCTGGAAAGATCATAATGGCAATCAATTTGACGATAAATATAAACAATTGCAATCAGCTTACAATAAAGATGGCATGAATGGCATCTTATCTCTAATGGAAAAAGTTTTTAAGGCTAAGCAAGACAAACCCAATGTAAAAGTTTTGGGGAATCTATTCAAAAAGTCTAAAAAAATAAAAATGTAATGAAAAGTTTTAAACTCAAAAAAAATAAAAACAAACGACCAGTTGTGATATTGGGCGTCAAAGGTGATTTAGATAAGCCCAAATTACCTTTGAGATTATTTTTTAAAGTTCCTTCTTATCTTCCTTATGATGATTCTATTTCATCACCTTAAAAGGAGCCTCTTCGCCGTTCATTCCAATATGACCTTTGTAGTCTTTGGATAAATCTTTTTCACCATGACGAACGCCTTTTGAAACAACTTCTTTTTTGTTGATCTTTTTCATGCCACGAATGCCATGTGCTTTTCCGTCGCCAGTTGCCTCAGTAGCAAATTTATTGGTATCGCCAACAATTTCATGAGATATTTCAGCTAGTGCATATTGTAATTGGCGAACGCCACCAATAATGTTTAAAAAACCTTCAAAACGTGGTCCTTGAAAATTTTCTAATTCGCCTTTTAACATGCCAACAATTTGATCTAAATTGTTAAGAAGTTTTGCTGGATCTTCGTTTTGGCTAGTCTCTTCTCGCCATTCATTAAATTTTTTCATAATAACTCCTAAATCGCTTTTGGTATATTTGGATGATGCTCTGTAACCCGTCCAGAAGATGTTGTGACTGTTTCTTGGAATTTTTGAGCAATTAATTGAACTCTTAAAGCTCCCCACATTTTAAATTCACCTAAATTTCTTTGCATGATTCGCCAATTTTCTCCAAGATGAGGCGTATACAATCTAGCTCCAATTTTAGGCATGCGACCAATCTCCTTAATGACTGCTTGGGCATTACACTCAAAAATCATTTCTGTTGGGGAGTCAATTCCAAATGCACTCATCATATTTTGAGATGGTTCTGGATCATATACCGCCCAAATTTCTACCGGGTTATTTGAGAATATTTTTCCTCTGGCTTCAATATATGTGGTGTCTATCTCTCCACTAGAAATAAATACGTCGTAATAATAAATTGGACTGCCGCCTTGCTTAATGGCGTCTTGATCCCAAAGATTAAATAATTGTATTTGTGGATTGTTGACGCCCGGTTGATATTGTCTCAAACCACCCGACGCTTTATAAGGTTGTCCTGTTGATGAATCTATAAGTGCCATAACTTCCTTGTTAGCCCTTAGGGCCTCTTTTAAGAGGAGCGCCTTTTAGTTTTTCTTGATGTCTATCTGGCACTCCTTTAAGGCTATGCATTAAGTTTCTCAACTCAGTAGTAATCTCTGCGGCTGAATCTCCTTTGCATTTGACTCTGGATTGCATAGAGACTGACTTAACATCTTTATTGAAAAATCCTTTGAAAATAATAAAACTGCCGCCTTCATGTTCTGGATGGAAGTATATTCCAGCAACCCATTCGCCGCTATCCCAATTTCTACTAGACACCAATATTCTTAGTGGCTTTTCATCATAAACATGCTTGACATGATAACCACTTTGCTTCATACCAGCACTAATGTACCCAAGGCAAATTTTGGCGTATCCTTCCATGACTTCTTTGACCTTGGTTCTATAATTAACTTCAACGCTGTAACGAGATGTAGTGGTTGCCTCTGTTATTAATGGACACATATTTTCCTTGAACCAATCCTGAATATTGGAATCTTCTTGGAATTCTGCTAGCTTGCGGTCTATTTTCCAGTCGGCATAAGAAATCATACTATTATTTAGTGTTTTGCTATAAATAATACATGTTAAATTTTAAACTATGGTTAGAACAAACTGGATGGGAACTATTTCATGGGTCTAATAACGAGCAACTAGCAGGTTCGTTACGAGTCAACGAAAGAGATTCTGGCTGGTTTGGTGCTGGATTTTATCTGACCGCCTATCCAGAATATGCTAAAAGATGGGGCAACTTTGTTTATAAAATGTATGCTCCAAAAGGGAAATATGCCGAAGCTACTTTTGATGATAATTATCAAAAAGTGCATTTTTTAGGCGATGCTGAAGCGGCCAATAATGAAGCTGGTGGCACCGCTGCTTGGATTGAGAATGAATCGGCTTGGTCCGCTGCATTCACTAACGCACTTAAGAAAATGGGATATGTTGGCGTGCGAGTGCATCAATCGCAACATAAAGATGTAGAGGTTTTAGTTTTCGATCCTTCTCACATACAAGTTGGCGATAAAATTAATTGATATCAATTTTTGTTTTTCTGCCACTCGGATCAGAAAATAAGATGCTGTCGAACTTAATCTTCACATTTAAGAATTGGTTGTTACCTATGAGGTCATCACATTTTCCTTTTTTAACATATGCAATTGTACAATGAGGTTTGTAATTTGGAAAATCAGATGAGAAATCTAGAGTTTTTAATTTTTTATTGAGAGATGTGAAAGATGGGCTGTCAACAGCTATTTTGATCACATCATGTGTGGGGGAGCTAAATTTAGATATTTTTTTCAAAGTGGCTTCTAAATGAATTTTTTTGCTTTTGAGCAACTCAACAACATCTTGAACGTTTTTTAGTATGCAGGCCATACAAAACGGTAATATGTGGATCATCTTCACGTCCATCTGTGGTCAATTCATTATCGGCAATGTGTTGATGCCCCCAAGTAATTACTTTTTTTGCAATTTCTTTTGGCAATCTAGCTAACACACAGGAGTATTTATTGCTAGATTCTGTAACTAGCCAATTTTTAAAATAAAACATGTTATCCCATTCTGATTGGGCCATTAACATCACCGAATTTATAGATCAAATCTTCAAACCATTGTTTGCGATCTTCTCTGGCTTCTTGAATGAGTTGATCACCATCTAATTGAATTCCGCCGCCCGGTCCTGGTGGGTTTTTAATTCTGCCACGGATTCTACCAAGAATTTCTTTGGCGTAAGTTAATGCTCCTTCTTGCATGGCTTGGGTCACTTCTTCCCAATCTTTACATTTTTGCAAATAACGCACGCCCACTTTTTTAGCACCACAAGGAGTAGGATATAATTTAATGGTTCGATAACCGCCGACCCATTCCCAACCACCTATGTTAGAAGCTAATCTGCTATACATTTGTTCGTATTGTTTGTATAAAGTCCACTCGCCAGCCCGACCCCAGATTGGCACAGTGGGATTCATCATGCCGCCTAAACCTGCTCCATCACCACCCGACATAAAATATTCTAGTGGAATAGAGCCGCCTAAATCCGAAGACTGAAAAGCAAAATTGCCTACATGGTGATATTCTATGCTTCTAATATAACCTACATCAGGGGGCATTTCATAGACACTTTTTCCAGGTGTTGTGAGAAATGTCATATAGGTGAAATAATCTGCGGGAGCATAATCTTCCACTATTTTTAATGCCTGATTGATGCAAAATGTAATATTTTGCTCATCAAGTTCTAGGCGAATATTAGGGGCACCAAGCATATTGAGAATATAATCACGGCAATCTTCCATGACCTTTTCTCTTTTTGGTCTAGCACTTAGACCCGCACGGCTGCAAGGTGCTGAGGCTGTATTGCTAGAATTGCATATCATGCTTTGCATTTGATCTGTTGACGGCATTCCTACTGCTAATGTATTTCCACATCCCATGTAAATATATATTACATTCGGATAAAATAAGAGAAAACAAACTATGAATAATAATACTGATTTAAATTTTAAGAATTGGCTGGCCGAGATGGTTGGCACAAATGCAATTTTTGATCCCAAGAAAAAACCCAAAGAGGACTGGAATTGGCAGGGGACTCCAGGTTCCACTGGCGTTTCACCCAAAAAAGGACCAATTAAGGTAAAACATGGCAAATAAAGATTTTTCGAATTACTTTTCAAATCCTATGGCACATGGACTCAAAAAGTTTATTCACGATTTACTAGGCGTAGAAAAATTTGTTCAACATCAACCTTCAGTCGAACAAATTTCTAGAATTGTATACAATCAATCTGATTATGAAGGCATTGGCAAACTATTTGCCGAAGTTTATGAAGCTGGTTTTATGCGAGCCGTTGAAGAACAAAAATCAGAATTAACTAGGTTGGGATTGAAAGTTAGTTTGAAGGCCAAAACAGCCGATGCTCCACCTATTTTCAATCAGAAAAATCCTTCTGATCATCAGTAAGCTCGCCAGCTATTAGAAATCCATTATTCGAATGTGCCACATTAGTGATTTTCCACCATCGATAATGCTCCAATTTATCTCCGTTTTTATATTTCGATGGATAAATGACTGATCCGAGAGTGATATTTTTATCTTCAGTATAAAGACTGATTGCCAATCCATTGCAATCTAGCATAATTCCTTCAAATGTAAATTTCTTGCCAAACTGAATTGTTTTTCTAACATCTCCATATAAAGGATCTTTTCGTTCTCGAATTGTTGCCGGGTGACAATGTATCACCATAGCATCTGGATCTGATAGAGGTTCTGATTCAATAATCGGCTCTGGTTCTTTGGCAATTTCTGTTTTAATCTCTGTTTTATCTTTTTTGAAATTGGCGGTTTCTTTTTTCAACAAAGCTACAAAATCCAAAACCTCTTCAGTAGGCGGTTTTGGATTTTCTGTTTTTGGTTGAGGTTGTTGAATTGCTTTTTTAGGAGGAGCGACGACTTTTGGCTGCCATTTAAAGTTGTGCAAAACTAAATCCTCTTTTTCCAAATTGGCTTGCGTTGATAACAATGGATTTGGCTCTGAAATAGTTCTGTATGGTTTGCCGTCTGGAGATAAAAGTGCCATGCGATATTTAGGTTTACAAGTTCGAAAAAGGTGGTACAATTCGCTGTGAAATCATTGGGTCGGTTGCTATCGGGCTAAGGAAGTTCCTGCGTTGCCATCGTCAGGTCTGTGGGACATACGATAGGTGTTGGCGAAATCTGTTTCTGGATATGTTCAAGTATTCAGGAAGGAAATCAACCAATTACGCCCACATAGACGTATTTTGAAAAGTAGGGTCTAACGAACGAGGCTGAAAAAAGACCCTCTCCTTTTATTCTTCAAGGTAATTATGAAACGCCTTTGTTTGTTGTTGATTTTATTTGTTGGCTGCGAGAACAAGCATTATATACCGCCTCCAATTTTACAGCCGCCCATTTTCTCTCGGGGCGATCTAGTTAAACTGGCGGGCAGCGATGCTCTTGGCGTTGTGATTGATGTTGACGATTGTGTGGACAAGCAAAGCGGTGAAAAATGGTGGAGGTATACCGTCATGTTTCCAGATAAGCGACTCGAATACAATGAAAAGAATTTGGAGTTGTATAAACATGCTGAATGGCATGTGGCCCCCAATCACAAGCCAGAAGTCGAGAATTTTGAGGAAGCTGTGAATTTGCTGCATAACTAGTTTACAAAGCCAGAAATCGTGGTATACTAGATGCAGGAGGATTCAGCATGAAAGTCTCAGAAATGCGGGCACCAGCCCCAAAACTCGTAGAACAGCCTAAAAACACAGAAAATCCTTCTTCTTTGGTGAAGAAGGTTTTAAGGGACCACGCTGGCAAGATCGCATTCCTAGCCGGATTCGCCTTGCTGGGAACCATCAACCATCTTGACCGTTAAAGTTGACAATCGCTTTGCCGCTTAACGCCAAATTGGCATCGTTATTGATGATCTTTCCCACTGTGGTTTGAGAAAGTTGCAATTGCTTTCCAATCTCGGCTTGGGTGCATCCAAGCTTCGAAAGCCTGCGTATCTCGCAGGCTTTCTTTTTATCTACCTTGCCTGGATTATATTTAATCTTAGGCTGGTAGATCCCCGCTTTCTGCAACCATCGACGTATGGTTCTTGTGCTTTTTGAGAAATAAATAGCACCTTCTTCTAAATCAT